TCATTTCGACCTCAGGCGCCAGATCATGCGCAAGCGCGTCCTGTGACAGGCCCGCCCGTCGCCAGGCTCCACGCACGAAGTATGCGGCACTCGCGGCCATCGCATCAACGAGAGCAAGCAGGCGCCCACGGTACCAGATCTCCTCCGCTGCGCTCGGTCGCACAGGACGGATGAAGATCGGCTTGGTGCCGTGGGCGCGAAGCTTCATTTCAGTATCTTCCACCACGACCACGATAAGCGGCGAGTCTGTGCGATGCGGCGGCAGATTCGTGATGCTCACCATTCTTATCACTTCCATGCCCAGCAGCTTCATGAGCATTTGCAGCCTTCATGTGGTCAGACGGTTTGCCACTTTCCTGTGCCGCCTTTGAAAGGCTGAGCGCACGAGTCGCGAGATAGCGATCATGAAGATCAGATGTGTTAGGGGTTTTCCCCATCTCTGCGATGCGTGCTTTGGATTCCTGTACTGCTTTGGTCGCGGTCTTAACAGCATTGTTGGCGTGCATTTTTGACATGCTCTTATTGCTAAGCACTCCATTTTTCGGATTGCTCTTCCCACCAGCGCTGCTGTACTGATTGATTCCCTCAGGATTGTAGTCACTCGTGATCGAACCACAAATGCCTTTGATTTTCATCTACTGGCCTTTCAGAGGGTGGGCGTGCCGACGACGAACTCGATCGTGGTGGCGACCGGCACAGGCACTTCGACGAGGAAGTCGATCTGGTTGGTGATCGGGCTGCCGTCGACCGCATGAGCGTTCACGACGAGGCTGTTGAGGCCGGGAGCGACAGCGGTCAGGATCACGCTCTCGTTTTCCGTGGGCTCAGGGTTGGGCGTGTAGGCCATGGTCAGCGCGACCACGCCACCAGAGGAAACGCTCGGGTCGCTGACGAAGACAAGTACGTCGTGGACGGGCGCAGGCTTCTTGTCGTCGTCCAGGAAGTTGATGCCGACGGTGACGAACTCGCCGACATTGATGGAGATAGGGGTCATTGCGGTACTCCTACGGTGAAGGTGATGTGGGTAGCGACGCGGGTGCGTCGGTTGAGGTGCCTGCGGTAGAGTCTGCCGAACACGAAGCTGATGAGGGTGGCCGCGCCAGTCATGGCCGCTGCGATGATAAGGACGAGCACAAGGGTCTCAGTGTCAATGCTACTCATAGCTTCACGCCTCCTCGTGGAACGAGTCTGCAGAAGATGACATTGCGAAGCCAGTCGAAGAAGATGTCCTCTTCAAGCTGCGTTCGCGGAATGTCCGAATGCTCAATGGTGGCGGACAAAATACCAGAGCCGCCAAAAGCCGCTCCCGGAACAATGCTCTTGTGAAGCTCCTCTTTCCGAGACATCTGTTGCAGCACGAGGATCACTGCGCACCTCCGCATGACCCACGATGAACATCCGCTGCGGAACGATGCGCATCAATGTAGGTCTCATGAACTGGAGCGATGGAAGGGTTGGCCGAGGACAAGGCTCGCTCGTGAGCTTCAAGAGCTCTGCTGTGCGCGACGAGCGCCTTTCGGTGAGCACGCCTTGTCCCCAGCTTCCCTGCAGTCCTTGATGCAACATTGGCAGAGGCAGTGAGCTTCATCGCCTGCTCCAATGGTCCATCCTTCTCACTCACACCACCAATATGCTGATTGCCACGAAACCCACCATCGTGGACCAGACGATCTGCGTCTCGCATAATGTCAAGTGCCACATCCGCAGTAGTGTCCCCTGCATTAGCCTCAGCAGTGAATCCTGGATCCTCAGTCACACTGCCTTGCTCGTCCTTTCCTTTTCCTGTTGGTGGGCCAGCAGGTACCGGAGGCGGAGCGGGAAGATCATCCACATCGATGCCATTGTAGCCTGAGCTCGGATCAGCACTGAGCTTGGCGCGAACCTCAAGCGGCGAGAGCACACCTGCCTGGATCATGGCGGTGTCACGCTCACTGTCACTCTTCCTGATCATCGCCTCTTCTTTGCCTGTGAGAGCAAAGAGGGGGAGGAAGTCGAATGTGATGTCCTCGTCAATGTAGCCAAGTTCATCCAGCATGATCATCTGGAGGACAAGCTCAAGGTTTTTGCGGAACAGTTTCTCCTGCTGGTCAGCGACATAGTCGTAGTAAATCCTGACTTCACCTTCCGCAGAAGGATTGAGTCCTTTCGGGGTGATGCCGAGAAGGATCACGAGCGGAGTCTTTGCGACCGCGGCCATGTGCTCCTGCGCCTGCGCCTGAAGATCAGCAAGGCCAGATAGAGGCGTATTGAGCTGAGTCAGCACCTCAGTGTCTTTGTTCGTCATGAACAGACCCTGGTTGTCGCGGAACTTCGAGAAGAGCTGAGCGCGCTTGATCAGGTCGTCGCCACCAGTCTGCAGCAGAACATCAAGATCTGTTGCCAGGTTGGTGATGGAGAAATTCTTGAGCAGACGACCGATGCTGTCTCGCGTACCAAACCAGTAGTCAACATAGGGCTGGGCAAGCTGGCTAAGCGACATACCAGAGAAATTGTACACTGGCTTGAGAAGATCAGGCAGTGGGCGACTCTCAAAAGTCAGAAGCCGAGAAGCATGGATCTTCTGGCCATACACCCACCACGAGCTCGGGATGTAGTAGTCAGACGCGAGAGGGTTGGTGCTGTTGAAGTCTGCTGGGTAGGTTGTAACAGGCTCCACGACCTTGAACCCACGCAGAGATCCCTTCTTGATCTTGTAGTGATTGAGCATAAGCGGAGACTCAAGCTCCTGGCCCTTGACATCGCCGAAGTTCGGGAACAGCTGAGCACGACCCATGAAACCATCGAGCGTCGCCGCGTGACGGAATCGCTCACGAATCTGGAATCGTTCCAGCTTAGTGTTGAGCCTTGCGATGATGTCAGTCTTGTCATCATCGCCCTTGCTTCTCAGCTCCACCCACTTGCGCGTCATCTCTGCTGCAGTCCGCTCACTCATATCGCGATACTCAGTGATCTGCGCAAGCTCAGTGAGGTATGGGAATCCAGGGAAGCCGAGGCCATCCAACACCGTGGCGGTGATGCTGTTCAGATTCCCAAGGTAGAAAGATGAGTCCTGCACGAGGTTGTTCCAGGAGGCATCCATCGCAAGGCCACGCGACAGCTCAGACGGCACCACACCCTTGGGCGGTGTGTAGGGCTCAAGCGGGAAAGCATAGCGTGCTGGTACTCCTGTGGCTGCCAGCTCAACATATGCCTTGCGAATGGCATCAGACACACCCTCGCGGAATCGCTTGCGACGCTCGTCCAGCATCTCCTCTGGTGAGGGCATGATTGACTGCGGCGATTGGCGCCATGGACGGAGGATGCTGGAGAGGAAGCTCACGTTATAAGCTCCGCAGACGTGCTGCTTCATCAAAATGTTCTTTGGCTGCATACTCATAGTGCTGGGCGATCTGATTATGAATCTTCGCTGCTTCTGGATGCTGATGCATTTCAGGAATTCTTGCAGCGAGCCGGTGTTCTTTTCCTGCATTGGTGTGAGAGACATAGGCTTGCTCGTGAGCACGAGCTGTATTCCGCTCCGCAGCACGCATTGTGGATATGTGTGCTTCCTCCGACGCTAATTTGCCAGGCTCCTTTGGTGACATGCCAGCAGACATTTTTGAAGCAGCAATAGCATGCTCTCCACCACCACCACTATACTGGTTGATACCCTCAGGATTCGAGTCTTGCGTCACAGAACCACAGATCGCGTTCATCAGATCCTCGCCAGAAATTCATCAGTGATGTTGAGTCCTGCTCGCTTTCCTAGCGCGGCCTCCATGCCAATCATCCACGCATCAACGTCATCGTCGTTGGTGATGTTCGGGAAATTCGCGCACTGATCAACAAAGTCAGCCTGCCACCCACCACCTTCCACGATATAGATCAACCCAGCCTCGTGGGTGGGGCTGATGGTGTCGGCGCGAAACTCCTTGTCCTTGCTGGTGGCCACTTCTTTGAATGGGATCCTGGTGCTACGGTTCAGTACCTGCACTGTCGCCTTGCCAGAGGCGGATCCACCACCCTCGACCACCACCTTGTTTGGGCCCCACTTGTCATCAAGCAGCTCCACCTGTTTGAGTGCATCAGGGAACTGCAGCTTTCCCTTCCAAATGTCCATCACGTAGTAGCGAGAAGCGCCGATGCCGATGGTGGCGCAAGCAGTGTTATCGTCCTTCTTCTTGCCACCAAGCGCAGTGTCCCAGCTCTGCTGCACTATGCGAACACCAATCGCAGCCAGCCACTCACGTCGCTCTTTCGCATCCATATCAGACAATGGCTTCGGTGGTTTGATGAAGCGCCAATTCTCACGCTTGAAGATATTGCCAGCTGCCGCAGACGGTCGCTGCTGGTAGAGAGAAGCCCAGACCTTTGAGCCAACACCAGGCTTGTCCTCTGTTCCTGTCTTGATCTTGTTCAGCAAATCAATGGAGTATCGCTCCTGGTGAAGTGCCTCTCCTGTTCTGCGCAGCAGCTTACCCTTCTCGTCAAATTCATCTTCCTCTGCGACAGCCGGGAAGCGAAACTCGTCCCAGTGCTCTCCGGCCTTCTTCGATCGCTCCAGGAGCCGGCCAGCCAAGTCATCCTCATGCCAGCGAGTCATGATCAGCAGAATGCCAGCACCTGGCGCCTGCCTGGTTGATAGAGTTGACAGGTACCATTCCCAGATGCCATCACGCACCGTCTTTGATGCTGCCTCAGCCGCGTCCTTGACCGGATCATCCACCAGCAGCACATGGCCACCCTTGCCAGTGATGGGTCCACCAATGCCCGCGCACTTGTAGATGCCACGATGATTGACGATCTCAAATACATCAGAGTTGCGCAGGTACGAACCATCCGCGACAGTGCGGATGTTCCGCCCCCACAGGCGCGTCTCAGGGAACAGTTCCGCATACTCTGGCGTATCAATGACGCGCTGGACTTCACGATTGATGAACTGGGCGAGGTCCGCAGTGTGGCTGGCAGCGATGAAGGTGATGTCCGGATGCTTGCCAAATGCCAGCGCTGGAAGGCGCACACTGGTTAGCTCTGTCTTGCCGTGCCTTGGTGGTGCTTCAATCACAAGCCTTGGTGACTCACCACGAACACTTGACTCCAAGAAATTGTCAAGCGTGTCTGCTAGCCGAGTGTGAAACCATCCTGCCATGTAGTCGGGCTTGGTATATCTGGTGAAGTCAATGAGTGATCTGCGCGCGAGCTCTGCCTCCAGCTCTCGAACAGAAGGCGCGAGGGCAATACTCCCAATCGTGCTGGTCAAGTCTTTCCCTCTTCGCTTTTGTCGTCACTCTTCTCTGCCTTCTTCGCCAGCTCCAAGAACTGCCGGAGCTCGTCCTTGTCCAACTTGGACAGATCGAATTTTGGCGGTGCAGCCGGGATTGTGGTTGTGGTGTTCTCGCTCTGCACTCTTTCCTTGAACTTGTCGCTCTTATTGCCTCGCAGAAGGAATTGCGCAAGGGAGTCAGAGAACTTCTTGACTCGCGCAACTTCCACTCCCTGCCAGAACACAGGCTCCTCGTAGCCATCAAAGGCACGATCAGAAGCCTTCTGTTCAAGGACATCATATCCAATTGTCCAAGCCTCTTCCCAGGCAAGGGCAAATTCAGGATGGTCCTTTCTGTACTGGTAGAGAGTTGCGCGATCAATTCCAGCATACTCTGCGCTGCGAGTGATGTTCGCACACTCCTTGAGCTGCCCCAAGAACTTGTAAATCTTTTCTGTGGTCATTCCTTGCCCAGGCTTATGCGGGCGATAGAACGAAGGCGAGCGTTTGGGTTTCGGTGGCACTGATCATTCCGCAGGCTGAAGTTGTTTGAGAACACATCAGTTTGTGTTTCTTCCCACGACGTAAGCTTACGCTCTTTCGACGCCACGCGCCGTAAAACGTGCGACCCGCCTATAGGAGGGGTCTCGCCGAGAATAATTTATTTCTGACTTTCGCGCTCGCGTCGGGATAGCAGAATCCACGTTCAAACTTTTAATTTATCTGTTCAGACACCATCAGGACTCAACACCGGCCTGAGAGGAATCGTGGAAGCGGCACTCAAAACAAGCGATTCGACCGCCGCTTCCAAAAATTCCGGTTGAGCCTCAACGATATTTTCGCCTTGGAAGCGGCGAATCGCTTCCAACCTCGAAACCGACTCACACACACTCGTGCTGTAGCGCGCGTTACGTAACGTGCGCGCGTACCTAAAGGGATTTCAGAATCCACCCACTCAAAAAAAAGCAAGCAAACAACTTGCAAGGAGACCCGTGTCGTAAAGCATGCCGCTTCCAACCACCCACCGCGCCCATTTTACAAATTTTCCGTTTTGCCGCTTCGCCGCTTCCAACTCTCCAAGACACAGGCCGGCACAGCATTTGAGGTGGAATCGCTTTGGAATCGTGGAAGCGGCACTGAAG